TTTATATTCAAGACATACCACTTTTTATAGTTAGGTATCTTGCCAAGCACAAATCACCCACCAACTCTGCAATGCTTAGAGGAACTGTTATAGATCATGCTATAGGAGAGAAGCACAGCGTCAAGGAAGCACAGAAAGAGTTTATGAGTCTTATGAACTACCATAAAAAAGAAGGCGTTACGTTTGACGAGGTGAAAGCAGAAACAGAATATAAAAACATAGAAAAGTATTTAGAAGTTGGCTTACCCTTTTATGAAGAGTTAGGTGAGCCTGTAAGTTATCAAAAAAAGGTAGAACTAGAGTTTGATGATCTACCAATACCAGTTATAGGGTATGTTGATTTAGAGTATGAGAATTGCATTAGGGATATAAAGACCACTGCAAGAAAACCTTCTGAATTACTACCACAAGTTCAAAGGCAGATAGCAATTTATGCTACTGCGTTGGAAAAAGATCGTGCCTATGCCGATTATCTTTATGTAACCAAAACGAAAGCAGAGGTTATAACCCTAGAGGTAGACGATATAGACATGAGATTAAACGAGGTGTACAGGGTCGCATCAGCAATGATGAACCTTTTACAAAATAATGATATTTATTCTTTAGTAGATCAGTTCTATCCTAATCCTGACTGGATGTGGAGTTTATCAGATATTGAATTTGCTAAAGACTTATGGAGAATAAAATGACAACTACTGATACATTAGTAAATGCTTTGGTCAAAGCACAACAAGAAATTGACCATGTTGTACAGGATGGAAACAACCCATTTTTTAAAAGCGATTATGCTACTTTAAAAGAGGTTATAGATTCTGTGAAAAAGCCACTTAATGACAATGGAATACTTTTGCAACAAGAATCACATGATTGTGATAATGGTGCTTGTGTAGAAACTATATTTTATGGTCATGGTGGAAAATTATCTTCAGGTAGAGTAACAATACCTGCTTCTAAACATGACCCACAGGCATATGGAAGTGCATTAAGCTATGCAAAAAGATATTCGCTTCTTATGGCTTGTGGTGTGGCAACAAAGAAAGATGACGATGATGCAGAAATGGCCATGCAAAGAAATAACCAAAAATCTAAATCGCTTTCACCAAAAAACAAGGCTAAGTTTAATTTTGAGAAAACAGGTGGAAAAACTTTATCAACTAACGATATAGAAGATTATCTTTTGATCTTAGCTTCTAATTTGAAAGACCCTGATAATGTTCTACACAAGAAATCGTTTGCAACTAATAAAGCAAACATACAGGTAGCGTTAGCATCTACTAGCGATGATGATACTAACAACACTAGATTAAAGAAACTTATTAGTCTTTACGAGGTCGCATAATGGAAGTACCACAAAGTATTAAAGATAAGCCTAAAAGCAAACTTACTATAGATGATTGCGTATTCCTATGTCTTAGAAAGGGAAAGTATATGAGCTTTTGGCATATACAAGGAATGATTAAACAGAATGTTGGTAAGTTTTATGGCGAACCTACAATCTCAGCTTCTATAAGAAATATGAGAAAAGACTACTGCAGGGAAGCTTACGGGCTTCCCATGTATGGAGAAGTCATAGAAAAAAGAAAGATTTGGAATAGCAAAGGGTACGAATATAAATTAATTACTAAAGGAGAATAGAATGGGTGAATATGTAAAAAAAGACCGTAAAGGCACTATGTGGAAAGAAAATAACTGTAAGGTAGTTTGGAAAGGGTCTATGCACCACAAAGAAAACCCTGAAGACCCTAATGATAGAGGTCAAGACAAATACTACAGTATTTTAAAAACTGTAATGAAGGACAAGTATGGAAATGAGAAATCTAAATATGAGCTTGTTCAATCTGTTGGGTTGTTATATTTGAAAGATGAAAACTTTAATACTAATGGTAATCCACCTGATATTGGTGGTCCTGTTACAGTTGATCTTGGAAGTGGTCAGACATCAAGTCAAAAATTTGGTGGATGGTTGCAGACAAATGAGGAAAAAGGCACTAAGTATCTTAGCGTTGGACTTGTAGATTCTACTAGAAGTAAAGAGCAAACATCTGATGAAGAAATATTTCCACCAAGCCAAGACTTTGATGATGATCAAGTTCCTTTCTAAATGAAATATCTCTCTATATGTAGTGGAATTGAAGCCTGTTCTGTAGCTTGGCATCCATTAGGATGGGAAGCTATAGGATTTGCTGAAATAGAAGAATTTAGGTCAGAGGTGTTAAAATATCATTATCCTGAGGTAAAAAATTATGGGGATTTCACAAAAATCACAAAAGAAAAAATCGGATGTCACGCAGATGTCCTTGTGGGCGGCACTCCATGTGCAACCTTTAGTATTGCAGGACTTAGGAAAGGTCTTGATGAAGACAGAGGAAACCTCGCACTTGAATTTATTAAACTCATTGAAAGAGTCCGTCCCACATGGGTTATTTGGGAAAATGTCTTTGGAGTCTTGTCATCTAACAAAGGAGAAGACTTTGCTACCTTCCTCGGAGCATTGGCTCAACTCGGGTATGGGTTCGCCTACAGGGTTTTGGACACTCAGTATGTCAGAACACAACGCTATCCAAGAGCAATTCCTCAAAGAAGAAGGCGTGTCTTCGTTGTCGGACATATTAGAGACTGGCGATATCCTGCAGAAGTATTATTTGACAAAGAAGAGGTGTCAAAAGATGCTAGACCGATCAGAAGAAAGAAAAAAACCATTGCCAAAGAATCTAAAGAAAGCACTTATAGAGAATACGAAGAACCATACATAATTAGAGATAGTCATACTAAAAGTAATGGTAAACCATATAAAAATGATGGTTCTAGTTTTACTTTAACAGCTTCAGATAGATATTCTGTTACTGTTTTTGAGACTAGTAGTCCTGATAAAACAGCAAGAATACAAAAAGAAGAAATTAGCCCAACGCTTACAGCAATGACTGGTGGCAATAGACAACCATGTGTATATGTAGAATTAAAAGATGTAAAAACAGAGTTAAGACAAGTAACTCCTATTGAAGCAGAAAGACTTCAAGGATTTCCTGATAACTATACACAAATACCATATAAGGGAAAAGAAAAAGAAGATTGTCCAACATCTAAAAGATATGAAGCTGTTGGAAGGTCAATGTCAATAAATGTTATGGAATGGTTGGGAACAAGAATAGAAGAGGTGCATAATAAATATGAAATATAATAAATTTGATTTTAGTAATGTAGAAGATTTTGACAATCATATTAAATTGTCTATACCTAACTTTGAAACATTAGATACAATTTTCAGTTGTATCACAAAAGAATTTGCACAACCTGAAAGTTATGTTCTAGATTTGGGCTGTTCAACAGGAAGATACCTGCATAATTTGGATAAAATTGAAAACACAAATTATGTTGGTTTTGATATTGTAAATTTTAAAGACAGAAGAGATGGATTTGTATATGAAAACTTAGATATAGAAGATGCTCTTATAGAATACCTTGATAAAAATGTTTCTACTATTGTATGTATGTTTATGTTGCAATTCTTAGGTCAAGCAAAACGAAACAGGGTTATAAGTCTTTTAAAAAAATATATTGATAAAGGTACAATCATATTATTATCTGAAAAAGTATATTTAGAAGATACAAGACTGCAAACACTAATACATAGATTACATATTCAAGAAAAAAGAAAAAACTTTAGTGATAAAGAAATTTTAGATAAAGACAATCAATTATCAGTATCAATGTTTTGCAGGACACAAAAAGAATTAGATAAAGAACTAAATAGCATTGGTGATACCACAAAAATTTGGCAATCATATAATTTTATGGGTTATTTTATTAAGAATCATTGGTTATATAAAGATTAATGTCTAAAAGACTTGTAAATCAGAAACATCTTATGTGGGTAAGAACCCTGCCTTGCTTTATAAGTAGGTCAGGCTTCTTGTCCTGCAATGGTTCTATACAAGCCCATCATTTATTAAAGCCTAGTGATGGAAAGCGTGGTTGGTCTTTAAAAGCAGGTGATGATCAAGTAATACCTTTGTGTGTTTTTCATCATGCACAGCTACATACTAAGTACGGAAATGAATTTAAATTTTTTGAAAAATATGGATTTAGGAAAACAGCAGGTCAGGAATATGCAAAGCAATTATATGAAGGAAATCAGAACTGGATAGACGAAGAACAGGAAGACGATCTGCCTTTTTGAAAATATATAAATAAAATACTTGCTATGTATTCCGTTTTGGAGTTATACTTATTACATAATAAATTGATACTCACAGAGTAAGGAAAAATAAAATGAAGAAATTAACTAGAAAACAAAAAATATCTAATATAAAAAAAGCCTTTATTGAAAACAATAATGGAAAAGGTTATCAACACTTTTTTAAAGATAATACACAAGGTGACTTGAATGAAGCACCTTCTAATACACAATATCATGACTATGCAATAGTTTCATATTTAGATGATAACTACAAAGGAAAAAAAGAATTTAGAATACTTGCAGGTCAAGAAGAAACTAAAAAAACATCTAATAATAGAACTAGAACTAATCACGAACCATTAGCATGGTATTTAAACACTGAAGAAGCTGAAAATCTAATATGTTTGTTAGAAGCATTCATTGAAGTTGAAAATCAAGAAGGAGAAAAATAATGACTAAGATAGTAGGCAATCAAAACGCTAAAACATTTCATCTATATATCAAAAAACCAACTGATAAGGATTGGTTTCAAAGGATGCGTTCTAATGAATATGGAATGATTGATGATCAGAGTATGAAGTTCAAGCAACAGGGCTTTCAAACTAAAATAATATCTAGTGACTCATACAGGGTTGCACAAAAACAAATACAGGAGTAATTAATGTTTAGCACAAAAGAGCAAATTCAAGAATTAAACGAAACACTAGGTGAATTAGATTTATGGGAATATAAGACATCTAAAAGCAAGTTAATTGATCTAATCATAAAGCATAGATTATATAATATAATGCAAGGACAAACCCCTGAAGGCGTTCTAGACGCATATATTAACTATTTACAAGAAGAAGAAGCCAATAATTATAGGCAAGGAGCAATTTGAATGTTGAAGAGATTTTTTATAAATTTAGATCGCTTTCTAGATAGAAAGTGGAAAGAAACATGCTCTGTGCTTTTTTACTTAGCAGGTATAAAGGTTGAAGACGATGTTGACTGGTTAAACATGCATAACAATATGGTGGATGATGAGCAAAGTAGTAAGTCTAGAAGACTATAAAAATAAGAAACCTAAAACAATTGAAGAAAATAACAAATTAAAGTTATTTGACATACATAAGAAAATTCTTGATTTGCATGAAAAATCAGTGATAAATTATGAAGAGTATAAAAAGCTTTTAAATAAATTGAATCAAGTTGTTAATAACAAGGGAGAGAAAGATGAATGAATTTTTATATGATGATCAAGCACCTTACAGTGTTAATTTTAATAGATGGTATCATGCTGTAGGTGTTGAAAGAGAAATGTTTAAAGAAGAAAAAATGGATTTTGATGATGCACAACTTACATTTAAAAAGATGTGGGGATATAAACAATTAGAGTCTAAAGTCTTTATTAATTAGGAGAAAATGATGCTGAAATTTTTAAGTGGAGCAGATATAGAATTTTTAAAAAGAACTATAAGGTTTTTTGATAAGAATAAAGAATTGAGTCATCGTGATAAAAATAGGGTTAATTTTTTGTTAGGAGATTTAACTGAAGATAAAAGTCTAGAAATATTTACTGATATCGTTATGAATTATGAAAAACAAAGAAATTCTTTAAAGGATGATGATTTGCATTAATTAGATTTATTTTCTGAACTATATTTAATATTTAAACCACATAAGGTACAAAGACGGTTTTTTTCATCTAATCCTTTATCAGTTAGAGTATATTTTTGACCCTCTACTTTTATAAAACCATCTCCAATCAAAGCAGTTAGGTTTTCACTAGGTATATCATCACCAAACATTATTGCTAATATTCCACCGAGTCTTTTAGTCTGTGTTTTACTTAGTGCCACTTTTATCTACCTTTTTTTTATTTTTTACTATATTTTTTAAATCATCAATATCTATTTTCTTTTTTCCAAACAACCTTTCCCAGTTATCTAAATAAGCTTTGTCATCGCCTTTTTTTCTACGAGAGCCTTTGCCACCATGCCATTGATCAGACATTTTCCCAGTCTTTACCTTCAAATAATAGTGCTTCTGCTTCTCTACGTCTTATAAGACCTTGTAATACCTTACCACCTGCTTTATTCCATCTCTTTATCTGTGCAGGAACATCTTCATATTCGCCTTTGTTAATTACTTTAAGCATCGTTGAAGCGTTTAGGTTTGCACCACCAAGATTAAAAGTCCATGAAACTAAAGCATCAAATTGATGTTGATGTAGTGGTACTTCTACAGCTTTGAGAACAGCTTCTTCATATATCTCTAGATCAGCTATTAATATACTATCTGCTTCTTCCTGTGTTATCTCTTGCCCTTCTTCTACAGACTTAGTATGACCGTAGCCTATTGTCCAAACATTTGCGGCACATTTATAAGATTCTAATTTGCACCCTTCAAATACTTTTATAAGTGCTATTCCTTCTTGTGATATTTTCATATTATTCTCCCCAAGTTCCGTCTTTTTTAACTTTTGCTTTTTTTGTTCCACCCCAGTATTCAACTGCGTGTCCTTCTTTAACGAGGGCTTGGCAAATATCTTTCCCATCTTTTGTAAAAGGTGTTGCAAGAATCCGTCCATATTTTCCCTTTCCATGTGATTGTATTACTAATTTTTCAGCACATAATTCTTTTAACCTTTCTTTTGCTTTAAGACCAAGTGCTTTTTCTTCTAAATTTCTAGTTCGTGACTCAGGGGTATCTATTCCATTAAGTCTACATCTTTGTTTGTGAAGCTTTACGTCAAAGCCTAAATCTAAAGTCACATCTATGGTGTCTCCATCTATTACCCTTTCAAGTATAGCGTTGTATACAAATGGTGTGACTGATTTAGACATAGCTAATTACTTTTTAGCCTTACCTATATTAAGTGCCGCGATTTCAAGTATCTTATATAACTTGGCAATCAATTTATCATCTTTTGGTGTTGCAGTAAGTGAGCAAATTATACTTGCACCACAAACCACACCAGTGACAATACCCAACCACTCTCCTATCATTCCTAACATATTAATCTCTCCTATAATGAATGAATCTAAATGGTATCAGATTATTTTGTGTCTGACACCTTTTCTTCAGGTTGATCTTGCTTATCATAATCTCTATAGAATTCAAGAATATGTAAAGTATCTTTGATATAGCGTTTTATCTCTGCCATATTCATGGATAGATTTTCGTAATCTTTAGAGGTCAAAGCATAATATGCTGTAGGGGGTGCAGAACCTTGCTCCAAGTCTGAAAGGTACTCTTTCATTATACGAGGGGTTAAAATTTCCCAGTCAATATCCACTATATTAAGTTCTATGGGGAGTGGTGGATGGTACATTGGCATAGGCTCTGCAACTGTTATAACTTCTACAGGCTTAGGTTGCGTTGGCAACATAGAACACGCTGTGAAGTAGAATAAGGTAAAACTAACTATTATTAGATTTTTCATCAAACTGATTAGGGTTGGTTAAAGCTATAAGGTCTTCTTTGACTTTCTTTGTTCCCTTATTAACTATATTTTCTATTAGCTTTGGTTTAGCTAAAGCAAGATTATCAAGATCATGTTTTGCAAAAGTGTTTTTAAGTTTATTAACTTCTCTTTGTGCTTCTTGGTTTTTTGCAGTTAGAACATTAACTTGCTCTTGTGTTTGTTTTTGTTTTGCTAGATTTTTTTTAATAGATTCGTTTTGTTGTTCTATAGAATTTTCTAAAGCTATTTGATTGCCTTTTAAAACTGCTATTTGATCTTGTAACTTGTTTATATACCAAGTGCTACTTGTAAGGGATATTAGCAGTAAGCCACCTAATGCTAACGATAATTTGAACCCCATGTATACACCTGTAATTTTTCGCTTTTACCTTTAGCCTGAATTGGTTCTAAAGATGTTAATTCTAATTTTATAGCATTTTTTGTAGTTTGACCAATTAGCAAATCTACACCTGCTTGTTTTGTTCCTGATTCAAGTCTTGCCGCAACATTAACAGCATCACCTATAGCAGTATAATCAAATCTATTTTTAGAACCCATATTGCCTATAACTGCATATCCTGTATTTATTCCTATACCTATAGTAACTGGTGTTATGCCTTCATCTACCAATACATAATTAAGTTCATGCATATTTTTTTGTATATCTATAGCACATTCTAATGCCTTTGTTTCATGTTCTTCTAGATCAATAGGTGCATTAAAGATAGCCATCATTGCATCACCTATATATTTATCAACCATACCACCATGTTTTTGCACTGCTTCCTGTTGTGCAGTTAATGCTCTATTCATAATGTACGTTACTTGTTCAGGTTCTAATGATTCTGATAAAGCTGTAAAACCACGAACATCTGTAAATAAAAAAGTTGCATAACGCCTTTCACCTCCAAGTTTTAACAATGTAGGATTATCTTGTAATTTTTTGACCTGTCTTGGGTCAAGATAATGTTCAAATTGACCTTTTATCTGTTCTCTAAGCTTCCATTGTTCTCTAAATCTTAAATATAAAGCTATAGAGCCTGTTATAAACTGTGATATCAAAGACCAAGTGACATCAATCAATATTCCCCTGTGGATAAGTCCATATCCTGTATAAGCTGTGGACAACATTATTAATATAGCTAATATAATCCCCCAAGTAACACCAAAAGCGTTTAATACAAGCCATATAAGGCTTACAGAAACGAAAAATATAACTATTTCTAAAGCTAAAGCCCAATCAGGTATATATGGGCTATCTTCTATAAGTATTGATTCTGCTAAAGCTGTTTGTATCTTATGTGGTTCTAGCAAACCCACAGGAGTGGCTATCTGTGGCATAACACCATTAGCTGTAACACCTACAAATACAAACTTACCTTCTACGTTCATTTCTTTAAGGTCTGTTTGTTCTGTATCTACCCAACTTATCCATTTACGCCCTAAACTGTCTGTTTTTATTGGTGGTATTCCTCTAATTGATATTTCCTCTATACCATTATCATTAGTTTTTATAATGTAAGTCTTTACACCAAATAAAGCTTTATATATTTGTGTACCAAATGCAGGAATCCATTCGTTTTTAGGAGTGCTTACTAAAAGGGGTATTCTGCGAACGAGTTGATCAACTTCAGTGGGAGCAATGGCTAGACCCTGCAGTGTATTTTCTTTTAGAGTGTTCAGGTTTTCCTTGACTCCCATACTTACTATACCACTAACATCATTGCCTTTGACAACCGTTCCAGTAGATTTAGGATAATTATTTTTATTATCTTCAAACATAGCAATAACAGATGGTGCATAACTTAATGCTTCTGCAAAGGCTTTATCACCACCTAGTCTGTCTGCCTGTGGAAAAGATATAACCCAACCAACACCAATAGCACCTTTATTAATAAGATCAACTTGTATCTCAGCTAATCTTTGTCTAGGTAAAGGATAACCACCCTCATTTTCTACATCTTCTTCTGTAATATTGAGAATTACAAAATTACCTGATGGGTTGTATTGTTTAACAAGAGTATCAAAGGTTCTAAGTTTTATTATATCTGTAGGCGTACTTTGAAATATAAGTGGGAGTGATAGTAGTACAAGTATAAGTATTATAAGTTTTTTCATTAGTCGCTTTGAGTAATACTAATTACAGAGTCACCACCACCATTTATCTTAATAACATTAGAAACGCCATCTTGAATTATGATAAGAGTATAAGTATCATCTCCATTTAGATCTAATCTTGCAGAATTATTAACATTCCTTCTAAGACTTATAACATTACCTGCTATTAGAGTGGTCATCTGTGTTTCTGTATCTTGACCAATTTTTGTGCCTTGAACGTCAATACCACCAACTACAGCTAAAACATCTTCTTGTTTATTTACTGCAAGTGCATCTAAGACATTTAATAAATCTTCAAGATAGTTAGTATCAAGATAGTTAATATCTAGTTCTGTAAACTCTAATTCATCTTTACCAAAAAAATCTTCATCAAGATAGTCAATATCCAAATCGTTAAAATCTAATATATTTTGTTGTGAATTTTGTGCAATTTCTTCTGTAAGACTTATTTCTTTTTTTGGTGGTGTGACTATTAACATATTATCAATAATATCTAGAGTTAAATCTAAGATAACTGGTTTACTAGGTTTAGATTCAAAGACATTAACTGTAGTGGCTTGAAATGGTTTATTTAGTAAAACTGTACCCATAGCAGTAACTACTTCTATCTCACCACTAGACAAGCCCAGAGCATCAGGTAGCAGTATTATTAATGACCTGCCTAGTTCATCTACAGTAGCTGTAAAATCTGTACCTCTGATTGCTATATTTGCAGTAGGAGTTTTAAGTTTTATATTCTGTTTATCTATTCTATTAAGATTGCCTGTGATAAATCTTGCTGTACCTAATCCAAAGGTAAGAGCCATTTTAGATTTAGATGGGTCGGGGTCATAGATATATTCATCTATTAATAGCTGTGAGTGTTCAGTAAGTTTCACTGTAGATTCATCAAGAAATTTAATTGCCATTCTTCCATTAGAAGTAATAGCTTCATCATTGCTTTGTATAGCAAATTTTAGGTTTGCATTATAGGGCTTATCTCTAACTATTTGTGCTGAGCCGTTTAGCTCAGATATATCTCCAATATCAACAGCCTGTGCTTGTGCCTTGATCGTTTTGGATAACACAAACAGTAGAAGAAGAATTGCCACCCACTGATATGATTTTGAGCCAGTCATTGTCCTGTGTACTTAATTGTTGAATATTAAATGTTCTTTGACCACCTGTATGGTCTAGATAGAAATATCCACCTGCTGAAGCATTAACACCAGTACCTGTATATGTAACTGTATTATCAGAACCATCTATATCCATATAATTAGTAGCACCGTCAATATTTATATTTGATGTAATGGTATTGTTAGAACCTTGAATAATCCAATCTAAATTAAGACTTGCGGATAGTGCAGTAGTTCCTTGATTCAATGTAAATGTATTAGAAGCACCAGTTACTGCAATATTATGATCAGAACCATCTGCACCAAAACTATTAGTTGGGTCTACTTGGATAGTAAAAGAATTAGTTGAACCAGTGAAATTATACAAACCTGTAAAGTTATCAGCGTATATATCACCTAAAAATTTATTTGTTGCACCAATCATATTGATATCTAAAGTCATAGAATTTCCATCTAAATCAAAAGCTGTGAGACTTCCTGCTTCTGTGTTAAGACCACCTATAATATTAGATATACCTAGTTGTTCTAAATCTATATTTGCACCTGTTCCTGATTGATCTACAAATATTTCGTTATCAGCCGCGTATGTTGGTGATGCAATCATCATCGCAATCAGGCTTAGTAATTTCAGTTTCTTCATGTTTCCAAAAACTCCTATCGTATCCGATATTTATTAGCTCTAAGACTGCACCTTCTATAGCTTTCATCAGTGCAATCGTTGTTGACTCGTTTCTTGAATTACCTAATTCAATTTCTACAAGTTCAGTACCCATCTCTATGAATCTAAAAACATCTTCTGATTTGCCATAACTAAATATGGTTTTTTGGCTTAATACTTCTATAAGTATCTCACCTGTTGCAACTGATACCATACGAAGACTAACTGTAATATTGTCTTCTCTATATTGAATGCTTTTACCTATTCCTAGATACCTAGCACCAACACCACCAGTTGACAAGTTACTATCATAGCTTATTACAGCACCTTCTAGCAATACACCTGCAAAGAGCAGTGGCGGTACGTTCTTTTCTTCACCATCTTTTGCAAATTGTTCTCTTGCTGATCTAATTAGCTGTCTTTCTTTTGTTAAGTTATCTAAACCAACCCTTTCTACTACTCTAAAAAATTCACCATTACTAGAATGTTTTAATGCTCTAATTAATAATGTGTAGGGTGCTTGTGTTACAGCAGTAGAAAATAAAGCAAATTCACTGTTACTTTTTCTTTGTCCTGTTTGATCTGTAAATGCTGTTGGATATACAGCTACTATAGGTTGTACTAGAGGTTTTTGTACATTAGCTAATTCTTTAGAATGAAGTTGATCTATCCTTACTATGTCGTTATTTGCTCTTTGATCGTATGTATCTTCATACTGGTCAAAAATTGAACAACTAGAAAGTAAAAGTACCGATAGGAATTGTAATTTCTGTGACTGTGCCATCTGCTTCTGTTATTTTTAGGGTTAATGTTACGCCATCACTCGTATATTCAATTATATTTCCTTCTAGTTCAATAATTCCTGAATCAGAAGGCGTTTCGCCAAATAAGTTACTAACTAGTTGTCTTGAAAGTTCAGCATAGACTCTGCTTTCTAAGTTTCGCATGAACCTAGCAAGTGTAGAGTTTTCTTTTTCTCTTTCTATTTCATCTTGTAAGGCTTTTATTTCTTCTTTGATTGTAAGCTTACGATTAAATTCTTGATTTTCTATAGTTAGATAATGGCTAGATGTATTTATTCCACTAAAAGATGGTGATTTAAACTTATGTACTATTTGATCAGCAGTAACATTTTGAATAAAGATACCTAAAATTAAAAGAATACCTACGATAGATACTAATTTTATTATTTTATCCTTTTCAGCTTCTTCTTTTCTCCTAGCAAGTTCTGCATTACTAGGTCTACCTCTTTTTCTTTTAATCTTTTCTTTGGTCATCTCTATCTGCCTTAGCAATTTTACTGCTATCTATTAGTTGTGGTACGCCAAGAATAGTTTTAATAAGAGTATCTTGCCTTATGATCTCATTGTCTAAACTTCGCACCCTATCAATTAATGCTACCAAAATACCATGTTGGGAATCAAGTTTTGTGCCTAGCCTATCTTCTATAGCTGATATTTGCTCTGCTACTTTTTGATCTACCACATCTAGTTTAGTCTCCATGCCATCTACAATTCGCATGATAAGTTTATATATAAACCAACCAAGACCAAGTGAAGCGGCAATGGGAAACCCTACCTCTTGGATAACAGTTACAGCATCCATTTACTTAGATTTCTTCTGCTTTACTTCTTTTAGTTGTATTGATAAAAGTCCATTCTTATTAGTGTGTGATTCTACTGATCTAAGTTTGCCATTAAGGTTGATCTTTTCACCAACCTCTATGACATTCTTCATCTGTATTTCGTTATCTTTAACCCAAGCCAAGAATTTATCTTTATCTACCTTTACGGTTGCTTTGTTCCACATATTAAGCCCAAATTGCTGTACAGATAGTTTGTACTAAAGCATCTTCACCTGTCACATCATCAGTACAGTTAAAGTGACTAACTTTAGTAGCTGTAACTGGAAGCTGTGCGTCATCAGGGTCATCAAACTTCTCGTTATAAACTACCATAACAGTAGGCTTAGTATCAGATACAGTTTCTGATGTAGCGTCTACTAGAGGATATGTCTCCACTCTCTGCACTGTTCTTGTTAATGTTATCGCCATTTTTTTCTCCTATATTGTTGTTATTATAAAACTTAGCAATTCGTTATATCTTACACCAAGTCTTGTTTGTTCTACACCATCATCATCTTCCCAAGTGCTAGAGATAAACATCCCATAATCACTTGCGTTTAATCCTTCTGCTGTAAATGCATCTTGTAAGTCTTGTGCTATGACTCCAAAATGATATCTAGCTGTTTCATCAGAATCAGAATTATCATCTTTTTCTGCTACTGAATCTTGCCATCTAAATCTTCTTATCAAACCTTTACATGCTGTAGCAACCCTTTGCTCTGCATCTGTTAAGGCTTGTATGTCTTGTTTTAAATTTCTATCTGAAGTTTGTATAGTGCCATTGGTTGCATAGATATCATCAAACCTTACTGATGAACTTCCAAGATCAATAGCATTGTCACTATCTGCACCATTTTCATTACAAGGTAAGATAGCTTTATAAGTAATGTAAGATTCAAATTTTAGACCAGTGCTAAAAGTTGCTATAAATATATTAGACTCTGTTTGATCTACATGACCAATTTGCCCTATATTAGTTCCTGTACTACCTAAAAATTGTAAATAACGCCCTTCGTTAGTAGTGCTTGTATTTTTTACAGATAAAACAGGATTAGTGGCACTGGATTTAGCGTGATTTATTGTAGTTGAGCCTACTGCATTAATAGTTCCATCATTAAATTCCATTGATGAGCTATCACCATGACCAACTATTTTAGTTATAAAATCGTCATCATTTACAGCACCTACTAATAATTTACCACTTGAAACTCCTAATACTTCTGTTTGTAATCCTGAAAGTTTTACTGAGCTAGCTGTTACACTTCCTGAAAGGTAAAGGTCTTTGAATCTGCCGCTTGAATAACCTAAATCTATTGCAGCATCTCTATTTGCTCCAGTAGTTGTTGCAGGTGCGATAATGCCACTTACAAATCTTAAACCTGAATCATTCCCATAAGGAGAACTTATATATAATGCATCACTATTAGAACCAATGCTTCCAACTATTCCACCATCTTTATAGAACCTAAGTATTTCTCCATCTAAACCAGTTTGGTTAAGAATTAAAACTGGGTCAGCATTATCAACACCTTGTTTAGCTATTTGTGTAAACCCGTTTGAGCTAACAGAAAAGCCACCACCTGATGTATTGTTAAGCAAAGTTGTGTCAGTAGTTGCCACCAACAGATTGCCTGAAGCATCAATGGTTGCTCTTGGACCTACGCCACTAGCACCATAGAATTTATAACTTTCTGCTTGGAAACGCATAGCTGGATTTGCACTTCTTGCGTCATTAACAGCACTTAATCTTAATTCACTACCTTCTGAGTCAACTTCTAAATTTTGATTAGTTCCGACTTTTACATGAAGTGGAGATGAAGGAGTGATTCCAATTCCAACACTTGTTCCAAAGTAACCTGTTCCTGAAAGGTGAAGGTTTTTGAATCTTCCACCTGAGTACCCTAAATCAACAGCACCATTTGAAACACTACCAGCACTTGTTACTGGGAAAATAGTACTACCAGCAAAACGTACCCCATAGCTACTTCCTGCTATATCTAGCCCACTTGAATAACTACTAATACTTCCAACTGATGAGCCATTTTTGCGGAATGAAACAATGTCTCCATCGCTATCAAGCCTGTTAAAATATGCAGTAGCATTGTTAGATTTGGCTAATTGTATAGTTCCATCTGATTCAATTACAGTTCCTGTATTGCCACCTGCACCATTATTCCAAACAGAGGTATCAGTAGTTCCCACAAGTAGATTGCCCGAAGTATCAAATTTACCTGCATAACCATCATTAATAATAAAATTAAGACTACCACTGTTTTGAGTTCCAATATTCATACCACTTCTAAAAGCAGTATTATTAACAGCACTTCCTGCTGTTCCAATTAGTCCTGTGGGCGCTCCTGAACCTGTACCTTGTCTAAATCTTATTACATTATAAGAAGTTGTAGCTGTAGATGTAGTATCTATCGCACCTGCATAAACTGTATGTGAAGCATTTAGGTGGAAATAACCACTTGTTGTAATAGCACCACTAGAGATAGTTCCTATGTTGCTCATATTACGAGAAGCATCTATAACTGCTGTACTTCCTATTCTTAAAGCACCATATAAATATAAATCTGAGTTACTCGCACTTTGTCCAATAAAAACAGGATATGTTGAATTGTAGTTTAAATATAAAGCTTCATAACTAGCACTATTTGGTGCTTTGCCTTCTATATGTCTTACTTTAACTGTTGCATTTCCAGTACCACCGACATTAATGTCTTTTGTGGTCATTTCACTGTTATCAATAACTACCCTATCGCCACCACCTGTTCTAAATGTCCAAGAATTATCTTGTATTCTGATGTATGTATCAGTATCACCTGTGTGATAAACATATTCACTAAGATAAAGATCACCTGATGTTGTTATATCACCACTAGAGATAGTTCCTATATTAGTTAGGTTTCTTGCGGAGTCTATTACAGTAGTTGCATTTATTCTAAATCCACCAGTTGTTGCATCTACACCAGTTGCATTAATTCTAAGCCTTTCTACTTGTTCTGTATAAATTCTTACACGATCATTATTATCATCTAAGTAAAGCAAATTAGTGTAGCTTGTACCTGAGCCTGTTGCCCATCCAACACCGCCACTATCATGGTAGCTTCTTAGTGTTTTTGTACCAGTACCATCTATAGTTACTGTATTTGTTCCTGAAGAATTAATTTCAAGAACTGGCGTACCACCACTGGGTTGTACTCTAAATGTTGAACCTGATGCTGAAAGTTCTACATTACCACTTGAGTCTTGTAGTTTAATTCCTGCTATACCATCTGTTGATTGAAATGTAGCGGCAATATTAGCTGTGCCACTATTAACACTCAAAGCACCACTATTGATACCTCCAGTAAAAGTAGCGTTTCCTGTTGAGCCAACTAAAGTAAATTGTGTACCACTTGAATAATGCTCAAGTTGAAAACCTGTGCTGTAGTTCACAACATCATAATCAGTTGAGCTGTCGTGATATATGTAGTGTGTATTATCCCCTGCACCTGATAGAAGTATTTTATTACCTGCACTAATAGCAATATTTCCACTGCTTGTAATAGCACCACTAGAGATAGTTCCTGCAAAGGTAGCGTTTTGTGATGCGTCTAATGTAAGAGCAGAAGTTGCAGAAGTGAAGAAACTCATTGTATCTCCACTAACACTTACTCTATTTCCATTACTTGTTGAATTATTATCTTCAATAATTATAGCCGCACCTGAATCTGTTGATTCAAACTTAGCGACATAATCGTATGGTGTAGAAGTGACTAAAGGAAAAGTACCAATAGAATTTGAGAATGTGCCAGTATTAGCATTAGTTGTAAAAACACCAGCAGAGATAGTTCCTATGTTGGTAAGGTTACGAGAGTTTGTAATTACCTCTGTGCCACCAACTTTTAATCTTCTAGCATTATCTGTAACTGAAGTATTATTAATTGTTTGCGATATTGTTCCTAAAGTTGTGACAATATCTATATCCCAACCATCAGCCCAACTAGATGCACTAGCTTGATTAAATCCTGCTTGAAAATCTGTCACTGCAATTTGGGAATGAGTCCAAGTGCTTGAGGTTGTACCGATATAAACTGCACATTTAGTACCATCATGTCCAAATTTAACTACGAAGTCTCTATCAAAATTAGGTTGATTAATAATATAAGCACTTGTATTTATCCATTGAGCACCAGACGCATAGTTATAACCTGCACAAACAACTTCAAAACTTTCACCTTGTGTATAGTCATAAACTTTTACAGTAAAACGAAGCATGGTACTAGTCCATGAAACAGGTAAAGTAATCTTTATAGCACCAGTTTCATTACCTGATCTTGAAAATCTATCAGCACCTTTTGGGTTTGTTACTCTTATAACTCCATAATTACTAGCACCTGAACCTAATGTTGTATATGCACCACTAGTAACGATATTATCTGTAGCTGTAATACTTCCTATGTTGGTTAGATTACGAGACGAGTCTATTACATTGGTATTATTAACTCTATAACCTGCAGTATTTAAGAAAGATAAATTGCCTGACATTTCAGGTGAACCTGAAGAAGTCCATTCACCTAACGTAAAATTACCATCGCTAGTCATCGTTAAACTTCTTGATACTACACTTGCCCAATGGAAGTTTAAGTTTGGAGAATACTGATTATTGGTTGAGTTATTGGTATTTAATCCTCTTTCTCTTATAGAGATAGGTGACACCTGCCAATCATCATGGCCAGTAGTATGGTGCGAATGAAATTGACTTACATTTGCTCCTGAATTTACAATAAGTCTAGCACTAGAGATAGTTCCAACAGCTTCCAAATCGGCACTATTGAAGTAAATGTCTCCAGTAGATGAATTTATACTTAACTGGCCTGTATCATCTGTTATGCCATTTCTAAATCTTACTTGTCCATCAAAATATGCACCTTGACTAGAATTAACATAAAAGTAATTATCACTTACTAAAACAACACCATCATTCCTAACTCTAAATAATGCTGCATTACCACTATCATCTACTCTTAAGGCATCTGCGGTATTATTATTTGTACTGCCTGTTACTCTAATATCACCACTACTGATAGTTCCTATATTGGATAGGTTGCGAGAGGAGTCTAGGATTTGGCTCGTGTTATGATAAATGCTGTTAGTCAAATACAGAGTACGGAAAGCAAGAGTACCCGAATGCCCTAAATCAGTTGAATTGTTAGTAGCAGGGTATATCTTTCGGTTTACGTCCATGTTTAAAACATGAGTTCCCCCTGCCGAAAACTTTATGTTTTGCCCTGTAGCTTTAAAGAAGTCGGCTGATGTAATAATTCCTGTACTTGTAATAGCACCACTATCTATAGTTCCTGCAAAGGTGGTATTGCCAACACCATTTATCGTGACTAGATGGTTTGAAGACCAATGACCTAGAGTTATAACATTATCATTTGAACCTGCTGAACTGTATTTATAGCCAATATACCCTGAATTTTTTGTTGAACCTTCTCTACCAAATACTAATATATTTGACTCACCTGTGGTCAGGTTAGGAGTCATAGCTTCTATTGAATGATTATATGTACTTGAACTAGAATTTATAATATCTAAAGTTGGTAAACCTGCTGTACCTGTTCCACTGGTTGTTATTTTTCCACTAGAGATAGTTCCTATGTTGGTTAAATTACGAGAGGAGTCTATTACAGTAGTCGTACCAATTTTAAGATTGCCATTATAAACACTTACATCTGTACTTGCTCCATCTCTACCAAAAAATACAGAGGATGCTGAAGCAGGAAATATATTTAATCCACTTTCCCATGAATAAAATTTCCAATCATCATCTGCACTATCTGCTCTTCTCAGTCTTAATTGATAGTTATTAACTGTTGCTGTGATGGAACTACTTGAGATAGTTCCTGCAAAAGTGGCGTTACCTGAACTGTTTATTAGTAAATGAGATGAACCATCTGTAGCATCAATAAAATTAAAAGCACCTGCATCATCAAAATCTATTCTTGATTGATTATTACCATTTTCATCTTGATATCTTATTTGAGCCGAAGCTGCTCCTTTTAAATTTAAAATAGGTATACCGCTTGGATGTGTTGTAATTATGTTGAATGTTGGAACTGATGAAGCAGTAGATACTGTTAGTCCTGTACTTGTAATAGCATCACTAGATATAGTTCCTGCAAATATAGCATTTTGAGAAGTATCTAGTGTTAAAGCAGTAGTATTATTAGACCTTAATATAACCTGAGATGCATCAGACTGAAGTTGTAAAGCACCACCTGAATTTCTAAGTATGCTTCCATTGGTAGACATGAAAATATTTCCAGTACTTGTAACTGTTCCTGTTACGTCTATGCCTGTTGAGGTTGTGGCTAGTTTTTCTGCATTGTTGTAGTAAAGTTTTGTGTAAGCATCCTCAACACCAAAAAGATATTTTTTACCATTAGACGATAGTAATTGTAGATTTGCACCTTGTATACGCAAGTCTCCAGTACCGACATCACGAATAATACTATTACTACCACTATGGTAAATCTGTAAATCTGAGCCTGTACCAAAAGTAGCCTTTGCATTGTCATTAAAAATTAGAGAATCAGCACTAGAATCCCACTGTAAATCTGCATTAGCACCATTAAAATCAGCATCTGCATTTACAGTTAAAGTAGAGCCATTAAAACTTAGATTAGTTTCACCATTGATAGTAGTCCCACCAGTCGCTGTAAGGATTCTGTTGTCAACATTATTAGAAATAGATGTAACTGCACCACTTGTATCAGTAACCCATTCTAAAGTAGTTCCTGTAGATGGTACTTTTAAAACTTGACCTGCTGTACCTATGCTGTTGGGTATAGTGAAGGCACTGTTGGAGATAGTTCCTGAAAAACTGTGTCCTGTAGAAGTAGCTTGTAATCTTTGGTCATAATCTTCACTAGAACTATCCTTAAAATCTATATAAGCACCACCACTGGTTCTAGTAATTTCAATATTTCCATCTGTGCCAATTTGTATTACATTTCCACCACTATTTGCTGTTATTGATGATGTGCTTGTAATAGCACCTGAAGAAATAGTGCCTATATTAGTTAAGTTTCTATTAGTTGTAATTACTTCTGTGTTTGATATATATAAGCCACCATTTACTATTTTAAAAAAACCTGTACTTCTATCTATTCTTATAACATCTGTATCATTGTTTAAATTATTATCAGAAGTATGATGAACACCAATCTTTAACTGATTGCTAGAACCATCATATTTTATAAAACTACCCTGAAAATATGGAGATGCATCATAAGACCTTTCAGTTAAACGTATTGTTCCTGAGTTAGTCTGATTTACAGATGAGCCAGTTAAATTTAATAACTGACCTGATGTTGCAGAATCACTACCTGAACTTTTTATAACACCTGTTGATGTTATATTTCCACTAGTATCAATAGAAACACTAGGTGTAGCACTTGTAGCTGATTGCCCTATGTGAAATTCTAGAGTTGAGTCTGTTCTTATGTGTGAATTTGCAGTACCACTACCAATGATACCAATACGCATGAATGAACTGCCTGATTGACCATTTGTAATGGTTAATTGACCTGTATCACCGCTTATTTGATCTGCTATAGATACAGTTCCTTGACTAACTGTAGTGTTACCATTTTGGACGATTAGTCCATTTTTAATTCTAAAGTCTTTTTGTGTTGCCATCTTCCCTATCCAATGTGCTTACTATTATTATGTCATCAAGCTTCTATTCCTGATACATTAAATTTAAATTCTGTTGAAGCAGACTGATTGGGGTCAATCAATAATCTTATATTTCCACCTGAAATATCGGCATCAAAAGTTGCTAACGAATTATTTGAAAATATCGTTGCATATTCTGTCATATAGACTGTAGTTCCATTATGCGTCAAAAGTATCTCTGTTGCATGAAAATTAGTGCTTGATTTAATTTGAACTAATACTTTTATAGTTCTATAAGTTGTTGCAGAAGCTAGTATTCTATTAGTTTGTGAAGCACTTGTAGTCGTTAGAGTAGCTACATCTTGACCTATTAAGGCATCACCTACCCTTATAGTAGAAAAGCCTGATATCGTTTGTCCTGTTTGATCTGTAGTAATACCACCACTAGCAGTTATTTGTTGTCCTACGTTTAATTCATTGGTTACAGTTACATCATTTGCAAAAGTAGCACTTCCGCCTGCTGACATATCAAGGGTAAGAGCAGTTATATTATTACCGCCATCAACACCCATAAACTTCATGTCACCATTGCTGATAGTAGAATATAAAATCATATTGCTAGATGATTTAAACACCTCACCAAAAGAAGTACCACCATCTTTAAATCTAATCGCACCACCATCTGCATCTAAATTAATGTTAGCTACAGCATCAAGCGTTAGATCGCCTGTGCTTGAAATAGTATTAACATTAGCTGTTCCTGCAATATCTACATTGCCGTTAGAATGTACTGTAAATTTTGCATATGTAGTTTGTGCAATAGCAGAATTAAAACTCGTGCCATTTAAAAATGTAACAGCCCATTTATCAGTATTATTATATAAAGTTCCTGAATACCAACCATTATCAGTTTGTGTATTATAAGAATAAATACCCCCACCTCTTGCAGTTGATTGGGTTGCTCTAAGTAAAATTGAAGCAGGTGCATATCCTGTATTTGTTGACTGTGCAATTTCTAGTCCATGTGAAGTGTTTATAGAATTTACTTTTAAAAGACCATTAGTATCAATACGAGTTTCGCCTGTTGCTGTACCTTTTCCATTTGGTCTTAAATATACATTGCCTGATCCTGTTGCTGATAAAGTTGCATTAGTGTCGGTAGAATTAAAATGTGTATCTGCTCTTACATCACCTGTAGCAGTAACTGTTCCTGATACATCTAAAGTACCACCTATTTCAGTATTACCTCCTGCGGCAACTCTGAAATAATGTCCTAAGTTATTTTCTGCCCTAAGTGCAAACCCACTATCTTTTCTTATATCCAATGATGCACTTGCATTTGTATTGCCTAAACAAAGTGACTCAGCACTAGCATCCCAAAATAAAGCTTGGGTAGTTCCAGTGTCTTCGTAGAAGCTGATGTCTCCGTTAGATGCTACCTTTAGTCTATCTACTGTATTACCTGCAGTTGTACCTGTTTTTAAATGTACGCTACCTACAGCAAGTGAACGCAACCACAATTGGTCATTTGTATGGTCATAAACTATATCTCCACCTGAATTATTACCACTGTTTTGCTCAAAAGTTATTTGATTATATTGACCTGTAGCATCTAAAGTTAATTGTCCTGCACTTGTGCCATTTATTTGTGCTGTACCATCAACAGTCAACCCATCACTTGTTACTGTTCCTGTAACGTCTATCCCCGAACTGCTTGTGGCAAATTTTAAATCATTATCAAAAAAAAGCTTAACAGCATTATTTTTCTGAAATCTAGCATAAGTTTCAGCACCAGTATCATCTTGAAGATAAATATTACCTTGACCTTGTATATAGAAACCACCAGTTCCAACTTCAGATATATAGCTATTACTACCATCATGGTATATCTGTAAATCATTACTTGAACCAAAAGTAGCCTTTGCATTATCTACAAAATTTAGCGTATCAGCACTTGCATCCCATTTTAAGTTTTGTGATGTTCCTGTATCGTCATAGAAGGATATGTCTCCACTCTCTGATGCTTTAAATATATCCTTAGAAGCATTGCCATGACTTATAAAAAATGCTCTATCTGTTTGGTTATTATCGTTGTCAATATCAATACGAAGGCTAGAATTTGATTTTATCCAACCGCTATTAAAAAATACATCAGCACCATCAACAGTCAACCCATCACTTGTTACTGTTCCTGTTACATCTATGCCAGTAGAGTTTACAAGCACCTTAGTTGAACCACCTGCGTCTTGTAATTTAAGGTTAGTTGCAAGAATATTCAAATCACCAGTGCCAACCTCATGAATATACGACTGATTATTAGCTGAGTGATATATCTTTAAGTCATTACTAGCACCAAATAACGCTTTGTCATCATCGCCAAAGTTAATGTCGGCAGAGGTAGTCATGCCGTCTGTTGTAATGCTTCCTGTTACGTCTATGCCTGTTGAGGTTGTTTTTAGCTTTTGGATATTTGAATGTAATAAAGCTACTTCACCACCTTGTCCTAAATCTGTACATATAACAAAGTTCCAACCAGTAGAATCTTGCAGTCTTAAATCAGTACCTCTTAAAGATAAGTAACCTGTTCCTGTATCAACAATGTTTGAGTTAGAACCATCATGGTAGATTTGTAAATCATTAGAGCCACCATACATAGACTTAACATTGTCTAAATGTTGATTATGTTTGCTAGTTATAAGATAACCATTACCTCCATCTAGCCTAAAATATTCTGCTACACCACCACTACCATCATCACTTCTAAATACAATGTCTTTATCATCTGCAAAGTTACTTATAAATAAATCACCAGTATTATTTAAAATATGAGTGTCTGTTCCATTATGTAAGAATCTTACATCTGAGCTAGTACCCAATAATAATTCTTTGTTATCAAATAATTTTATAGATTCAAGGTTTAATAGATTTTTTGAACTATCTATAACAGTTGTGCCACCTATTTGAATATCACCTCTAACAACATTTACAGAACCACCAGTAGATATAAATAATGCTGTAGATGTAGAGCCATTTCCTGATGAATTTTTATAGTCTGTCCAAAAACTCCAAGCACCATCTCTATACATTGCCGCAGGTTCATTAGTATTTCCTGATGTTGGGCTAGTACCATATATTCTTAATGAATCGTCATCCCATGAAGGAATACCTATCCAAGCATTTTTAACTGAATTGTTAAATGCAAGTCTTGCATCTACACTTCCTGAAGCTGAGTTAACAGTTATATTTTGTGATGATGTCATACCATCAGTTGTAATACTTCCAGTAATATCAACACCAGTTGAGGTTGTTTCTAATTTTTTACTTCCATAATGAAAGAGCTTTAATGAACCTTCAGAGCCATCTGCAAATAAATATGTTGCTAAACCACCTGAACCATTATCTGACTGTATAAAAATATCTTTATCATCTGATAAATTGTTAATGTATAAAGAGCCTGTACTGTTTTGAATATATGAATCTGTACCATTATGGTAAATTTCTAAATCACCTGCTGTACCAAATTTAGCTTTAACACTATCTAAAAATACTGTGTCTTTTAAGAATTTATTTTGTACTTGGCTTCCATCTAATTGAAAGTAAGTAGCTATACTTCCTGAACCATCATCTGATTGAAAATTAATATCTGCATCATCATTAGAATTTCTTATTATAAGATTACCAGTTTGTGCTTCTACATAATTATTAGTGCCATCATGATAAATCTGTAAATCACCACCACTACCCACTCTTAATCTTTGACTATCAGGAACTTGTACACTATGACTAAATTCAAATCTATCACCTGAAGTTTTCCAAAGTATAGTCGCATCATTACCTACGCTGACTGCATCTTGAATAGTTATACCTGCACCATTTGCATTAGCAGATGTATCACCACTACCATAATTTAAAGTAATGTTTTTATCTTTAACATCTAAATTAGTTGTATCTATAGTTGTAGTTGTGCCTTCAACTGTAAGATCACCTTGTACAACAACATCATCACTAAATGTTTTAGAGCCATTTATGGTACTAGCTATAGCAAGGGTAAAAGTAGCATCACCTGAAGCAAATGAAGCACCACCTGTTAAACCACTTTGACCTGATGTAGTTATAGTTACACCTGTAATATCTCCTGCACCTGTATCTATTACTGCACCGTTCCAATATAAAGAACCACCTACGTTATAAAGTTTGTTAGTAGTAGTAGATGGTGCTGAACCTTGTGATACGACTACTACAGGGGTTGTAACTGAGCCTGAGATAGTTGTGGGTGCAAGGTCTACTGTTGGGAAAGCATAACCATCTGTATTAGTTATAGCGTTAAATGTAGCTATAGTAGATGTAGCACCTGCTGAACCTGTGCTACTTCCATATGCCTTACCTTTTATAATAAGTTTAGAAGTACCTGTGCTAGAACCGTTTGAACCACCCTTACCTAAATCCCAATCAGCATCAAGTGCTATAAATTGATTAGTAAAGTCTCCACCAATATCTTCTCCAAAGAAAAGCTGTACTCTTTCTGTATCTGAGTTTTGAAAGCTAGTAATACCACCTAAAGCACCATTTCCACTATTTAAAAAAGTGTAGTTTTCGTTATCTTCTCCACCACTTGTACTATTAAAACGATTTAAAATTAAATTTTTACCTAATACATTTACGGTATCAGCACCACCTACTGCACCACCACCTGTAGAATATGATATGGGTGCAGAGCCTGTAGTGACACTTACTTCTGATGTTAAGGCACTAAATACGTTGTTAGAAGAAAAATGTCTAACTGCAACATAATAAGTTGTACTTGCTTTAACACCATTGATAGATTCTTTTGCTGTGCTTTTACCTACTATAAAAGAACCAATATAAGTACCTGACGTAGTTCCATAAAATACTTCTGTACCCTGAACAAGATCATCAGGATTATTAGTCCATGAAACATTAAGATCAAACCCTGTAATCTCTAATGTGGTTGCTACAGCTAAACTTGTAGGTGGAGATACTGCAAAACTACCTGTAGAAACGCTTGAGCCTTCGTCTAACGGGTTTGTATAACTACTAGATGCAAAGTTATACACAGAAGAATCAATCTCTTTAAGGTCAAGCCTTGTAGCTAAAACTGGAACACCATCTTGGTCTATAACTTCTAAATTTGTGCTTAAAACTTCAAATGTTTTGTTGGTATAGCCTAATCTTTCATTTGTTAGGTAAACCCAATCAAATGGTTGTAATTGCATAAAAGCAATATTGCAACTTACAGATAAACTTGTTTTTTTTCGTGTATGTAATAAGGCTGTTCTTTGTAGCCTTTGTGCCATCGTAGTGGTATCTGTAAAAGGTAATTGTATTTCTAATGACTTTTTATAGTTAGCTGATGATTCACCACTAGGGGTGTCGTTTGCTAAAAGGGTGCTATCTTCATATAAAGGCGAATCTGTAGCTACATAGTTATTATTTGCATCAACATATACAGCCTTTACGCTGTTAAATGTCTCTCCACTTGATTGTGCTGTTTGTATGGTTATAGGTGCTAAAAGGTTATCATCTGTAATCGTCATATCAGGAGTTACATTCGCACCTGCAAACATAACAAATTTACCATCTATATAAGATAATTTACCTGCACAAGAACTTAATAAGCCTTCTATTACACCACCACCATCTGCTGACATATTAGTTATACCATTAGCTGTATATGCCATTTCTGTAAAGGTTAGCGTTGTATTATTAGATAAACTTACATTTGCAGTAAGGGTAAGTTGTAAGTTAGTTCTTTTTAGTACATATACATTGCCTGATATACCTGTACCTGTTACTTTTTGACCAACATCAATAAGGGTTACTGTATCTGCTATCGCAAGATCAACTATTCTAGAACTACTTACAGCACCACTTACAGTAGCTGTTGTAATAGGTTGATTACCTTCACAAGTATTAGCGGCAACTTTAAAACTACCTAAAGCTGTAGTGTCATTGACTTCACTAGATGTAGCTTTAAGACCATAGGTTGTATCGGTTATATAATCTCTTACACATAGAGCAGGATTGTCTGACCAAGCTGTAGAGCTATCTCTTGGGTCAAAAACCTTTTTACCTTTAACTACAAAAGACATAGGTGGAATACCACCACCAAAGGCTTCTGAATCAAAGACCATTTCAACAAATACATAAGATATACCTATAAATTTATCTGTATTACCTAAAGATGTATTAGAAATAACATTATTGTTTGCTGTAGTTTGTGAGCCATCCAAAAATACATATCTAAGCAAAGAATTCTGTACACTAAATTTATTATCGTTGTCACTATTGGTGAATTTATTATTTGTAGCATATTCAAAGCCACCATTAGATGTAGTTGTTAAAACTTCATCATTTATTAAAAATTCTTCTAAACTTTCTACTTCGTGACCTGCTAATACAACAATCATTGATAGTTTGTATTTATCTGTTCCTGATGTTTCTATATGCGTTATTGTTCCACCAACTCTAGCTTTACCATAAATTATTTGTCTTGGATTCGTGGCTGATCTTGTAGCGACTTTTGTGCCAAAATTTTCTGCAACTGCATCAACGCCTTTGGACAATAATCCACCAACTAAAACACCCACAGCAGACATTGCCGCTATTTCTACAATTTTTGCACCAAAAAATGTTGTTAGTGTGCCAACACCAAATGCAACTCCTAATGCGGCTAAGCCTGTTACAACAGCAAATGTAACTACAAAAACTTTAACTGCTGATTTTACTGCCTTAGACATTAGATATTCTCCATACAGATATTATGTCTACATTTTGCTTACAGGCTAACTTATCATCTGTAGGTGTTATTACTTTACAGCCATCTGTTATACCTACTAACTCTGATTCTTCTTTATATACCACTAGATCACCCTTTTGCATAAATGCTTTATCTATTTCTACAACTCCTTTAATCTTACATGCTTTGGCTATACTTTTAGATAGTGTTCCACCATATTCTTTAATAGATTCTATGGCTTCTTCTTCATTAGTCCATGAAAGCTCTTTTGGTATTAAATCTTCTCCTGTAATAGCTTTTATACAAGCATTAGAAAACTTACAGCAGTCCCATGTTCCCCATTCAAAACCTTTAAACATATTAGCTTCAATAAATTCGTCAAATAATATTTGCCAATCTGTTTTTTTTACTATCATTATCTTATTTTCGTTGGTGGCTTATCACTACCACTACCACTATTGCCACCCATTCCACCTGAATTAGATGATGATCTTCCCCATATAATTTCTTTATCCTGTAAAGACTGCACTCTATCAAAGCAAGTATCGCCATCGCTTATAAATTGTTGTGATTCTTTGGTATATCTAAGGTTAGATGGTCTTTGTAAGTCTATAAGCCTATTTTCTGCATCTACACTAATTGTAGAGCCATTAGGGTCATCATTAATAGTCATTGATTGCATACGCCCTTTAAATAGCGTCATAGTCCCTGCAACGGTGTCTGTACCTCCTGAAAGGTAGCCAAGATATACAGTTATAAATCTATTTTGATAGTTTTCGGTAAGTGCTAAATCTAATACTGTAGCATCCATACCTGCTAATGAAACAGATAAACCACTTGATTTTAATTCTAGAGTATCTTCTATATTTGATATACTTAAAAGAGTACCTGCACCAGTATAAGTATTACCATCAATAGAAATATTATAATCACCACTCCAAACATATAAAGTATCTGTATCAAATTCAGCTTTTACTGCTAAAAATAGAACTTGGTGATCAGCTTCAAGATATTTGACGATATCACTATCTATACCACCTCTATTTGACATTTAAACTACCTCAATACATGAAAAAGACATTCCATAGTTAGATATATTGTCTGCATCCCAATCTACATCTTTAGTTGTTAATCTAAACATACCTTTTGGTGATACAAACCTTACAAGATGATTTTCTGTAATAGCAGTTCTTAACTTAGGTTGTATTTTAACTCCATAAGTGTCTGCACCACTTATTACATTAAGTGTCGCATCTTCTGTGACCATTACATATTGCACAGGATTAGCACCTGTTGTAGAACTAGCTGTAATTTGTAAGTAATCACCTTTTTTAATAGTACCTGTAGCACTATTACTACTTGACGCTAAATTTAAACCTGTAGAACCCTTTTGATTAGATTTGATTGTACATGCAGGTCTATCTGCATCAGTAGTAAGGTTTATTGTATTTTCAGGTTGAACTGTAATGGTATATGAATTTGCTTTAGCAATTATCTTATGTGTTCCATTATTTTCAGGATATTGTGAACCTGTTACAGAAATAAAATCACCAACTAAAGCATTTGCAAAAGGCGTTGTGTTGCTAGGTGCTGTTATAGTATTTGCTGATGAAAAATCTAATTCTATATTTGCTGTTTGATTGATTCTGTTTTTTGCTTTTAAATCATCTGCATTGTATGTGCCTTGATTAAGCAAGGCATCAGGGTCTGCAAATTTGAACTGATTTACCATCCCATTACACTCTAGAAGAAAAGATTGCCAATTTTTAGCTACATCTCTTCGCATAGGTGGAAGGCTTACGACTGCTTCCCAAAATACACCGTCATATTCTTGTGTTCTTATCTTACCTGTATATGGAGAAGCTACAGTTCCTATAGTTCTCACTAATTTAAAGTTACTTCTAACAAAGTTAGGAGTGTTTGGCATTGTTACTAATTTACCCACCGACTAGACTCCTTCTAAAGTTACCACCACGCATTGCTGACTCTTGTACTGCCGCTTTAGTTACATCTGCTATCTGTGGCATCATCTTTGTAACCTCTGCCCTTACAGTAGGTACTATGCCTGTAGCAAAATTAACTGTTTGATATATGTTTACTGGTGTACCTCCACCCATAGCATTTTTGGTATTCATATTATTCATAATAGTACCACCAGTATTAGGTACAAATATTTCAGCACCTCTTTCACCAACTAAAGTAGGCGTACCACCTTGTATAGTTCCACCACCTGCAAGGTTCTGACCCCCACCACCTCTACTTGAACCTGTACCTGTGCCTGTACCTGTTGACATATTAAAATAACCTAAAACACCGTCAACAATTGGTCTAATTACTAGCAATCTCATAAATTCTGAAATAATTGCACTTACTATTTGCTCAGCAAAGTTTTTAAATGAATCTAATGCATCTTCTCCTTCAAGTAATGCTGTGGTTAAGTCATCAGCAAAACTATCTGCTAAACCTTCAATTTCTGTACCTAAATTAGCTAATGCTGTTCCTACCGGACCTAAACTAGTAAGATATTCTCTAAATAAAGCGTTTGCTTGTTCTAAAGAAATATTACCATTTGCTAATTGTTCATTTAATAAACCATTAACATTTTCTAGATTTTCTAAATCTCCAAATAAAGAATTTACTTCAGTGTCTAAATCTTTTAGTTCATTTTTAAAAGCTTTGACATGGCTTAATGCTTCACCTGATGTTAGTCCAAATCTTTCTAATAAATTAGGTATTTCTTCAAGTTTTGCAAGAATTTCTTCATCAGTCATATTTTTTAATTCATCAACAAACAAATCAGCACCTTCAGTAGCATCTGATAAAGTGTCATGTAATAAACTATTTATTCCAGTTAAATCTTTAAGATTTTCAAATGGTTTTGCTTCAGGCAAATCATTAATTTCTGTTTTAAGATTTTCTAAATGGGTTATAACTTCTTGTATATCATTAATATTGTCAATTTTTAAGAATTTTAATATTCCTTCTAAATCAGCACCTTCAAATGTCATTAAATCTTTCAAATAATCTATTTCATCTTGTATTTTTTGAGTTTCAGGAATCATATCATCTGCTATTTTTGCAAATCGTGATTGAAAATCAACTAAGCCATCTATATCGCCAACGGAAAAAGTTTCTACCTTAATTTCTTTTTTATTAGATTCAGCTAATCTAACTTTTTCAGCAATAATGCCATCAACTATTTTTTTAAAATCATCAAATTCTTTTTGTGCAAATTGTAAATTAGCTTGAAATTGAATAATATCCAATCCAGTGAATCCTGCATCTTCTGCATCTTGGAATTGTTTTTTTGCTTTATTTAATTTATCAAATGCTTCATTTTTAGCAATATTTGCCACATCAAATCTTAATTCTATTGGTAGTTGATCAACTTTACCTGTTGTATCACCAAGTAAATCCCCTAATGATGCTTTACCACTACTTACACGCACTGCTCTAGCGGCTTCATCTGCAAATCCAGTAAGTCTGTCTGTAAGTTTTTTAAGTCTTTCACCTAATCCACCTGTAAATACAGCATCTGCTAATTGTTTAAAAGCAATACTCATATTAGAACTTTTTGTAGACAAATTATCCATTTTGTCTGCCATTGCTCCACCAAATCTTGTTTCTAAACCTGCTATTAACAATCTGACCATTTCTGCCGCACCTTCAGCAGTTTTACCAAATTCTGATAATTCATCTCTACTTTTACCTAAGGCTTCTGTTAAAATTTTAGTTGCAGGTATTCCTCTATCATCAAGCTGATTAATTTCTTCAAGACCCATACCACCTGCGGCTGATCTTTGCACTATTCTTATTAATGACTCAAAAGCTCCTAATTGGTCTATTGATGTTGAAGCTGTATCTGCAAAAGTTTGCAACATATCCATACTTGGTTCAATACCTGCTGATTTTAATTGTATAAATGCTTTTGTAGCATCTTCAATTTGAAAAGGTGTTGTTTGAGCAAATTTAAAGACCTTTTTCATAGCCTGATCACCTGCTTCCATACTGCCAAAAACTTGATTAAGTGAATCTTTTAAGTCTTCAAAACCCATACCTACTTGTGCTACTTTAGTTACAGCAACACCAACACCAACTAGAGCGGCAGTAACTCCTATAGCACCAACCTTAGCTTTTGACATAGCACCTGCCATTCCACCAAAAGCCGCACCACCTGCAACTCCAGTAGTTTTTAATTTACCTTGTACTTGTTTTAAATCTTTTTGTAATTGCTTAGTATCAGCTTTAATTTGAACTACTAATTCATCTATAGGTTTACTCATCAGGATATAACTCCATTAGTTCGCTAAGACGATCACTGGTCATAGGCTTATCTTTATCTTCTGAACCACCATTAAATTCGGTAAATCCATCTATAGCCATATAGATTTCTTTAGGGCTAGATTCCCAAAAATCTTTAGAAGACATACCCATCATGCCAACACAAATAGAAAAGTATCGTTTGATGGGTAGGGAATCACTAGTTAATCCCCCTGTTCTTGCTTTCCCTCGTCTGCTTCTTCCTCTGAATCATCAGTTAGAGATGTTGCAATCAAGTTAGCAACTGCGGCTGTTGCTTTAACTATTCCTGCATCTTGTACTATTTTTACTACATCTTTTCGTTGAAAATCATTACCACCACCTCTTAGGGCAGGTAATAATACATGGATTACCTCTGACATTCTTATATCAGCTTCACCCATTTTTGTAGCAAGTTTTATAATTCCACAATCACATGCATCTTCAATTTGAATAATTGCATCAATTGTTAATCTAGCTTTATATTCTTTATTAGCTAAGTTAAGTGTGGTTTCACCCTTTAGTTTGTTTGTCATCTGACTTCTTCTCCTTTTTAGGTTTACTTGCCTTTGCAAGATTTATGGTTAATAAATTATCTCTCTCTTCAACAAATGATGATAAAACTAAAAATTCCTTTTTATCAACTTTTACTTTTTCACCAACTTCTATTAGGTTTTCTAAACATAGTTGGGATTCATCATTTTTTAAAAAAGCATTAATCTTTTCGTTACCTAGATCAAGTTGTACTTTATTCCAAGACATCTTATGAAGTCGCTACTACTATAATTCCTGCTGATTCAAAGCTAACAGAATAAGTGGCTTCTCCATTATATTCACCTGCATATTCTAAAGATGTAACTTGAAACTTACCTGTAAATTTAAAGAAATTTGGTATAAAAAATTCAAAATCTTCAAATTCAGGTACGTTAGCTGTTGTACCATTATCAGCAAAATGTAATTGATTTATATATGCATCTTTTAAAAGACCTTCAGTAGTGCTATCAGTAAAAACTCCTGAGCCACTGATGCTGATGCTATTAACACCACCACCTGCTAAAAGTGTTCTATATCCTGAAGAGTCTTTATTTGTAATATCTACTGATTCATCATTTAATGTTATTGAAGATGATCTCAAGCCACCAATAGTAGTTTGTGTACCACTACCATTGTCTATTTTTATTAAGACCTCTTTACCTTTTTGTGCCGCCATTTTTATCTCCTATTTATAAAATTAGTTTGTTCCTAATATTATTGCTCGGAATCGCATGACTCCATGTCTAGTAACACCGTCTGGGTCTCTTAGTATATCACTAAATTCAAATCTTAAGTTTATTAGATTAAATCCAGTGACTGTTAAGTTACTATCATGCAATAAATCGTGAATTCTGTCCATTATTTGTTTTGTTTCTTTAGCACCTTTGTATTGTGACCATATATGTATATTGATAGTAGTTTCACCACCATTTGTATCTTTTGTACCATAGTCAATAGCTGTTTCTTCACCTAATGACACAAAAGGGTATGTAGCACCCTCTGTAACCTCGTCATAGACACCTGCACTTAAAGTTGATGTCAATGTATTATCACTAGATAAAGTGCTGTAGATAGTTGTCTGTAGTGCAAATTGACCAATACTCATTTCAATATGCCTTTTTTAAATAATGCTTCTATCTTTCGTTTATTTTTTTCTAATGCAGGTTGCATAAAAGGTCTTTCAGTCATATTGGTTGTACCAAACTCTAAATGCTTTGAATATGGTGCAGATGATATTATTTGACCAACTACGCTTCCATTAGCCTTGACATCTACTTCCATAGTTATATTACTAGCTAAAAATCCTGTATCACTTGCAGGTGGTTGATTAGGTGCAGATGCTGTATGTGTTCTTCTAGGCTCGTATTTTTCGTAAGTCCTACCTGTTCCACCTGATAAAATACTTTTTTTAGCATCATTATGAACCATCAATGTTCCACGAGTTACATATTCTTTAACTTTATTATCTGAAAGTCTTTTATTTAGTTTTTTATTAAAAGCTTTTAGATCAGTTATCTTTAAATCAATACTCACGTTGCTATTCCTTGTTCACAAAGAAGTTTAAGGAATCTATCCCTTTCATCAACATTGATAATAGCCCTAATATTAAATAACTTATTATCAAAACTAATCCTAGAAGCGTTAGAAATATCAGTCCTATAACGCACTGTAATCTCGTGTGACACGCTTCCAACCAGTTTACCTTGTGCATACACCTCTTTCCCACTTTTAGGCTTTATATCAGCATACACAGAAGCAATACTAGACCACCCCGAACTAATTCCCCCACCACTATCTCTAGTAGTGCCTTGTCCTTGAAGGGTAATTTGGTGTCGGAGTTGACCTACTTGGCTCATTATCCTAATGACATGAGTTTTGAACTACCCATTCCACTGTAAACTACATACGGAGCAAGAAGCTTAGTTGCAGTAGCAGGTAGTGAAGTTTTACCTTCATACATATCACCTCTGTGTTCGTACAAATATGTAAGAACTTGATAAATCGCGAATTTGATTGGTTCAGGTACAGCACTAGCTGATGAATAACCTGTAACATATTTAACTTCTATGGCGTTTGCTACTCGTAATGCTGTTGGAAAGGTTTCCCCTGTTCGTAAAACTACCCTTGCAGGTTGTCTTGCATTGTCTACATAGTAATTAGCACTAGCAAAGGTTGTTGCATTGTCACTATCGTCATAAGTCTTTATATGACTAATAGATACAACAGGTGGCATAGGTAACTCTATATAGTTTTTGTAATAGTTAATATATGGTGCAGTACGCATACCTTCCCATAGACTATCTTCTACATCTTCCAATGCATCTAGAAACAGTTCATATGTTTGAATCATGAAAGCACGTTGCGTGTGTTCTTCACATAGCTTTCTTGCTGTTGAGATCAATGATGTTATTAAAGCATCATCACCTGAACTATCTACTCTTAAATATGACTTTGCTTCTGCAAGGGTTATAGGTTCTGATGCAGGTGCTGTATGTAAAACTAGACCTGCCATTTACCACTCCTAATTAGCTTTTTTCTTATCAGCCTTTGCTTCTTCTACTATTGGTTGTTCGCCTACTACAGTATCATCACCTTGTGCTTCTTGTAGCTTTTGTACTAATACCCTAATAGTATGTTGTGCATTAGCTAGTTCTTGCTGTGCTGTGTTATATAGTGATTCGTAGTTTAAGTCTTCTGACATATTATTCTCCTAAAAAAATATCCTTTCTATTATTAGCCCAAACATTGAAGCGATAATTAAGCCATAAAGTCCATAAATAAGATTTTCAAGTCTATCAAATCTCTTTGAACCACTTTCTAACCTTCTATCTATATTCTCGTATCTAATAGCACATTCACGTTCATGTGCTTCTAGCTTACTTATAGTATCGCTTGGTATCTTGACTGCCATTCATCTATTCTAAGCCATTAATTCTTTACATACAATAAAAAGAAATATTAAGACTTTTTCTTAGTAGTAGTTTTCTTTTTTGTTGTTTTCTTAGCTGTGGTTTTTTTAGCTGTTTTCTTTGGTGCTTCTCCACCTTCCCATGCTTCATTAACATCAGGAGTAGATGGGTCATCAGCTTTTAATTGACCTTTTTTATTTCTTGCCCTTTTTGGTTTTACTTCTGCTTCAATTTCTACAGTTTCTTCTACAGAGTCCATTTTTATTTCCATAGCCCAACCCATGCTTTCAAATCTTTCCATATTGGCTTTCATTAAATCAGTATCTGCATCAATTATTTTATCAACAGGTTGTAGTTCTAGTTTCCTAGTATCTTCATCTACAATACATGGTTTTGGTCTTAGAATTTTATATTTTTTTGACATAATTTATTCCTTAAATAGAGGTGGGGTATTTCACCCCACCAGTGTACAAAATAGCAATTAAGCTACTGTTACTGTACTTGCTCCTTCACTATGACGTGCATAGCCTTTGATAACATCAATAGACATAGGTGTGCCTGTTGAATGATTGCCTGTGAAGACAACATCAACGCTTACATACCTTTTTCCACCAATATAACCGATGCTTGATGTTTGTGGTGTTTCAGCATTGTCATCAAGTGTTAAGAAAACACCTGAAGTAACTGAGCTATCCGTTACATCTTTCTGTTCAACAGCAACTAATGCGTTAGTAGCATCTCCATGCATTAACTTAAATTCAATTTTTAAGCTATTAGATAGAGTTACACCTTCAACACCAGTGTTTACGTTTACATATGCACCTTCAAAGCCTTTTAAATCAACTGCAGTTCCATTCACTGTAGCATTATTTCCTGCTGTCACAGCAGAAGCAAGACTTTGTACTGATACAAGATTATTTCCTAAATCTCTCATAATATACCTCGCTTACGCTTTTTGGGTTAGTTTAACAATAGCTTCAGGTAAGATTACCTGTCCACCAACTCTTCTTCTAGCAATGTATCTTACATTTCCAGTAGTCGCTTGTGTGAATGGGTCTCTTAATACTGATAAAGCTACTCTATCTACAATCATATATCCTCTTCTAAAATCACCAAAAGCGATCATAGAAGCATCTTGTGCCGCATTAGGCATATCTGTTGCTTCAACATAAGGATGACCAAGAATAGTATTTGTTACACCACCTTGTAATGACATACCTGCTTGAAACACATATTGTCCTGCACCATCTTTAAGTTTTCTAATGTTACTTAGTGTATTTCTGTTAAATACCCATGTACCATTTTTAGAATAATCAGATTTAATACTATGTACTAATCCAATTAAATCATCAGCAGTATAAGCAGTGTTTGAACCTGAAGTTACTTCGCCAACAGATGCATTCTGCAAAAAGCCTTCAGGCTTACCTACTGAATCACCATTAACAAATGCACTTCCTTCAGCTACTGCAAATTGCGTAGCAAATTCAGATTGCATTTCAGCTTCTAGATCAAATACTGAGTCTTCTAAGTCTTGCTCAGAAATATCTACTAATGCATACATTTCGTGTGCAGGTAGCTCTTCTAAACCAACTCTGTAGCTAGGTGTGCTTTCGCTTCTAGTACCACTTTCTGCAACCCATTGAGCGGCAAAAGTAGCTTCTCTTTTAGGCACTTGTATACTTCTAGCACTAGTGCTTCTAACTCTAGAAAGACTTCTGATAGGTGACATTTCAGTAATCGTTTTGATTAATTCTCTCACATATTCAGGTGGTGCTAAATATCCACCAGTTGAGTCATTGCTGACTGTTAATGCTTTCTTTTCCATTACATCAAGACCTTCAAGACCTTTTCTGCAATATGAATCAAACGCACCCATGTATTCATCTACTTGCTTAGTAGTAAAACCTGAGTTTGGTCTTCTTACAACCGTTTCTAGTTTTTCTATTTGGCTTTTGATATTTTCAGCGTTAGCTTCAGCAGTTGTAAGTTTTTGATTTACATCTTCAAAAGAATCCAGTTTGGCTTCTAATTTAGATAATTTCTCGTCTACATATGCTGTACCTTCGCCTTTCTCTATGCTTTCTAGTCTTTGGTCGTTTACTTTTTTAAATTCATTAAAAGTTTGACCTAGATCAGAAATAGCATTTTTTATATCTTCCGACATAATAATCTCCTATTAAGATTTTAAGGTTAAAGTTAAGTTCTTTATGGCATCTACCAAGTCTGAATTTGTATCAGCATCACGCTGATCAAAACAATCATCAAGTGCTTTTGCACACATTTTTGCTTCTGAACGAGAAAGCTGAAAAGCGTCACGCAGTCCTTTCTCCCATTCTCTAATAGAGATATCTTCACCTTTTACTGAACGAACAGTTGCCTGAGGGTTCATAGGAAAGGTTACTAACGATACTTCCATCAAATCTACTTCTTTGATAATACGTTTGTTACCACGCTTATCATATGAAACTTCTTTAGGGTTCACTCTAAAGCCTATTGATAGACCATCTAAAGCACCCATTTTTAATAATTCGTAGGCTTCTGCACCTGCCTGTGTTTTAAGAGCAAGTCTGCCTTTAACAACTAAGCCATGATCGTCTTCTCTTATCTCATCAAATACGCCTATAGGCATATCAGACTTGTGTTGATATAAAAGCTTTACGTTTTGTGGTTTTCTTCTTTTTAGGGATTTTGTAAATGCACCTGATTCTATAACATCATTACCTAAGTCTTTATTTCCAAAAACAGAACCATATCCTTCAAATGTTCCATAGTTCTTGTCTTCTTCATCATCGTTGTAGGCTTTAATGCTAGATTTAATTTCTATAGACTCTTTTTCTACTTCTTTAGAGTCTTCCATCTCATCAACAGTTTCTTCTACATCAGGTTTACTTTTACCAAACTCAATAATATAAGAGTCCTCTGTTTCTTCTACTGCTCTTACATGCTTCTCATCATTCTGAATAGAATCTTCTTTGTTTGAATCGTACTCACTAGTACAGACATCTAATCTTTGGTTTGAATTGGTATATTCACTCGTCATAGTGTCATCTCCCATACATCTAGTTTAAAATCTTGCCTTAACACA